AAAATAGATGGTGAATTAGTTGATTGTAAGAGTGCTAGTGGTTATAGTTTTAGGAAATTTGCTAATAATAATTTAGCATCTGATGACCCCTTTGGTTATATAGCACAAATATCTGCATACTCTGAAGGTAATAATGTAGATGAAGCATATTTTTTAGCAATAGATAAACAAAGTGGTAGTCTTGCGTTGACTAGAGTACATAGTTTGGAGATGATAAATGCAAAAGAAAGAGTACAGTATCTTAAAAAGACCTTGGAAAGTAAAACAGTTCCTGATAGATGTTATAGTGATATTCCTGAAGGTAGTTCTGGGAATAGGAAGCTTGCTATTGGTTGTGTTTTTTGTCCTCATAAAAGAGAGTGTTGGTCTGATGCTAATAATGGTCAAGGACTTCGTGCTTTCAAGTATGAAAAAGGTACAACATATCTTTCACATGTTGCAAAAGAACCTAGGGTTCAAGAAATAATTAATTGGTAAAGGAGATAAAATGAAAACATTTATTTATTCAGCAGTTATGTCTCACTTTTTAGCAGAAAGAGATAAAGCTATAGCTAATATTAAATTACATACAGATAATCCTGTAGGTGTAGGAGAACATCCTAAGATTATAGAAGATGTAATTTCATTAGTGTATAAAGCATCTGAAGCACAAGATGCTATAAATACACTTCAGCAGATTACTAAGAATACAAGTAAAAAAGATGATATGGCAGGAGAGGTAAAAAACTCACCAAAAATATAGATGAAAAAAAAGATTGATATATTTTTAGATGTAGAATATAACAAACAAGAATTACCAGAACGAGGTTTATTTCTATCTGTTATTTTACAAGCATTATTAGATGCAACTAATAGTAAAAGTAAAGTAAATAAAGATAGAGCAATAGCATGGTTTTTTTGTAGTGTTGGTGTTACTTGTGATAACTTTGAACAAATATGTGAACATGCAGGATTAAGTCCTTCATATACAAGAAGTTTTGCATACAAAGTTATTCACTCACCAGATTTAAAATATGTTAGACAAAGAATAAAAAAGATGATATAATATGGAATTTAATTTATTAACATGTTTTATTATAGGAATATTATTGGGTATGTTTATTGTTTTAGTAGCATACTTTTTAACTAGATTATAGGAGAG